CCGTTGAATGCCCATAGCCCTTTAACAGTATCCGTACCATCTGTCCATATCTGGGACATGTCGATCTGGCCTGCGGTCCCATTACCGTCTCCCCATTCAGTCTCGTCTAGGAGGGAGCAGTATTGAATCGTATGACCGTCTGCGTCTAAGACCCATAGTCTTCCGTAGGCTGCTAAGGCGACCCCATCCTTGGGGCTAGGTGCTATCCCTGCTGATTCAACTACCGTAGCAAAACTTCCCCCAGCTTCGTAGATTATAGGCTTTTGGCCTTCCTGAAACCCTATGAGCTTATCATTAAAATTCTGAAACCACCATCTACCGTCTGTGTCTGTTACGGCCCCAGAGATATCATTAGCTACAGGATCGGAGAGGTCGTTGGATATACCTCCATCGTAGGAAATTACGGTCTCGGACGTTCCGTCAGCTCTACGGTACTCAAATATGGCTTCTACGTCTGGCGTACCTGCTATAGGTGTCGTAGTGACTAGAGTGCTACCTAGCCTAGCAGCCAGTCTTCCAGACTCGTCAATCACTGCGTTCTGCGCCACTGTTGCGTATGCTGGAGGGAGTAGGTTACCGGCTTGGGCAAAGTTAAGCCCTAGGCTTCCAGGAGCTACTAGGTCAATAGGATTGATCTGAGCTGTCATTAGGCTAGGATCAAATCCATTCCACCCTGCTCCGTCATGTCACGGGTGATTGAATCTTGTAGAGAAGTTACGAATCGTTGAGACGCAAAGTTTACACCCTGCCCTAATTCCTCTCCCCGCTCTTCCAGAGCGTACCATAATGCACCCTGTAATAATGTACGTATGGGGATTTCGATTATAGTATCTAGAGCATCTTTTACTAGAGTAGGCTGTGGAGTAATTAGTGTCACTGTCACGTTAGCCGCAGCGCGGGTATTGGGGTATATCTCTAAATTTAGAGTGTCCTGCCCGGTATCTGATACGTCATCTAAAGCAAAGTAGTTGATATCGTCGGAGTCAAAGTCTGGATCAATACTTCTACGCCGTAATAATTCCGGCAACGGCATTTCTTTTACTGGGTCAGGATCATTGGTGTTTGTAACATCGAATACCAAAGCCCTGTGAGTCGGATTAAAGTCATTATCCATTACCCTGTACACTCGGGATGTATCATCGGTATTAGGAATTTCTACCGTAGACCCGGCTGCGGGTATGGTTACAGTCTCCGTGTGTCGTAGAGTTCTCCACTGATGAGCACTCTCTATTTCATCCTTAATCTGATTGACCAACTCCAATAAAAGCAAGTCATACTCCTCAGTTAGGGTAGATATAGAGTCTGGAATCTCATCTTCTCGGAGAGAGACTTTAAGTCTATTCAGTAGCTGCTTAACTGTAGTCGCCATTAAAATCCTTTATGAGAGCTGCTTGAGGTCTATGCGCGAGTGCTCTAGTACTCGTACTAGACCTGATCCACCACTCCTAGCCCAAGTTACTGTCAGGTCTCCTGTAGAGGTCGCCTCAAAGTACCCACTAGCACGAACAAGTACTGATGTAGACATTGATGCTATAGCCCTAAACGGTAGTCCTACCGGGGTTGCATCTAGTGAAGTCTGGCCTCTGATAATGCCTTCAAATGTAGTAGACGGCTGAGTTAGTGGACCTTCCCAGAGTATTCCTCTAGAGACCCCTGCATCACCAGTCCAGACAAGACAGGTCTGTATATCGGTAGACACGTTAGACGCTTGACACTGCAACATTACCGAAACTTCATATACACCTGGAGCTAATCCAGTGATCTGTAAGTCAGTGTCAGAAACTAGTGTTGTACCACTTTCTGTAGTAGTCGCAGGTTTGACCGCTGAAAGTTCTAGAGGAGAGGAACTTATTACCCAAGACCGGCTTACAGGGTCCCAGGATATCGAGTCTCCTAAGCTAAGGTCTTCTAAATTGAAACTAGTGTTTCCTGGAAGCCCTTGTCCGATTAGTTTGAATCTGCGGTCTATACCAGCCATGAGAGTCCTGTGTTATTCTTAAATACCCCGTGAGAGATACTTAAGAATAGCCCCCGAAGGGGCTAAACTATATCTTAAGTAGTTGGAACTACGAAAGGTACAACGTGGTCTTCTCGTAACAGCTTAGTACCATAAATGATATCAGCCGTGAAAAGGTCAGCCAAGTACTGTTGGATGTACTGAGACTGAGTGCGAACACCCATTTGCTCAACATATACCATAGCGTCTGATTGGAACATCAAACCTAGGACACTGTCAGCAGCAGCGGTGTTGTCTTCTACCGTAGGCAGGCGAGTAGTAACGTAAACTTGTACGCCATATACGTCACCTACTAGGCCGTTACGGATGCTGTTAGCACCAGAAACTTCACCAGTAAAGCTCTGCTCGGTGAAACGGTCTAGGCCAAGCAAGTCTTGCTTAACGATGGTAGGGATAACCATGTTGCGGTTAGCCATAGGAGCGTCAGCGTCGTCTAGGACTTTAACGAAAGACCGGATACCGGCGTCCGTAATATCCATAGGAGCTGGGGCTTCGTCCCAAGCTGAGCCGTCACCTTCACGAATCTGGTCAGCTACTAAAGTACGACCTGCGAAAGGTACGTTGTTAGCGGCTGCATCAAATACGATGGTTGCACCAGCAACAGAGAGAGACTCAATAATCAAGTCACTGTCTGATTCTTTTGCTAAGGCGAAACCCGCGTCGTCAACGTAGAATCGTCGCAAAGAGGACAGAGCCTGCTTTTCAACAATATCTTCGATGAATCGTGAGTATTCCTTATGCTTGTCGATGTTGACAAGAATACCAGCATCTGCGCCGTGCTGGATTAAGGTTACTTCTGCTTCAGCGGCCTTGTTAGAGGCGCTTGCGCGAGTAGGAGTTGGGATACGGATGGTATCACCAGGACCAGGCTGGTCCATGTTGAGGACCAAGCCGGTCATTACGATGTTGCTCTTTCGAGAGGCTACCACTTCGTTTGACCAAAGTTCAGGAATGAAATTCCCTACTTCAGTAGTGATAATGTGATCTGTGCCGAGGGCCATTTGATCTATCCTTGTAAATTTAAGTTAAAATACGGGTTTAGTAGACTACTATTCCCTAGTTTAACGTATGCCCTATGATCCGAATCCTACTTGACTCGGCCTTCTGCATACGCTTTCATTAGCTCTGCTTGTACAGCGGGACTTCTGTAGACTTCTGGTTGCTCCATCTGGAGTTTCTGGATATCCACTGAATTAAAAATCTTACCGGATGGGGCTGCGCCTGGGCTTGCGGCTGTTGCCGAAGATTCCAAAGATGCTGCCTGTGCTGCCTCTAGTGCGTTATCCGCTACAGTAGCGGGTGCTGGGGGCTGCACTGCCGGGGCGTGACTCTGCCATGCCTTATACTCCGTTAAGAGTTGATCGGCTGCGTTATAGTCACCACCTTGGGTCTGTTGTACGAGGGCTTGGCGGTATGGCGTCTGTCTAGTCCAATCCTGGAACTCCTGAGATGCACCAACTTCGTTGAAGTCCGCGTGCTTAGTCATGAAGTTCTGCTGGGCTATCTGCTTCTCTAACTCGGCTAGTCGTTGGACTGCTTCTGAGTCGTCTTGCTTCTGTGAAGCAAAGTATTTGTCAAGCTCGGCTGTAGGGTCTTCTAGTAACGCCACCGGGTCCACTTTAACAGGTTCCGGGGTCGATGCTGCTGCGGGAGCTGCGGGTGAATGTGCGGGAGGGACTGCACCCATCTGATCCATCAAAGTCTGTGTGTACTGTCGCTGTTGACCAAGTTCGTTGGCGGTGCGACCTTGAACCTTCTCTAGGTTCATGTACATCTCTGCAATCTCTTCTGCCGATTTACCCTTTAACTTGTCTGGGATCGTTGTGGAGCTTGCTGGGGCTACAGTGCGATCTGCACCGTGGCCTAGGTCTGATGCTAGCTGGTTTAAGTCTGTTGGGCCGTCAGTTGCCTGAGGGTTTGCCGGATTCTCCGTAGTCATTCTGGTAATCTCCTTATTCCGCCCCGTTAAGGGGTTTTGGGTTAGAGTGAAATGGTCCTGAAGGGGGATTATGCTGGTGGCTTATACATGGAACCAGAGTTCGCTCCTGGAGCTACTCCATAATCACCATGCTCTGCCAAGCACTTCTCTTCCTTGTCCTTCTGCTGCTTTCTCATCCGTTCGTGTTTGTCGATTGAGTCTGCTGTGGCGTTAGGGCCACTGGCTAGACTTGACCAACTTACTTTAGATGCAGTTAGCAGCACGCGCTTAACGGGTTTGGCGCACACGGAGCAGTTATCGGGGTTGTCGCGATCTTTGCGGTCCACTAATTGCTCTGTGACGTGCCCATCGGCGCATCGTACATCTATAAGAATCAGCACTACTCAAAGTCCTCATCGTCGGATGTACTCTCGAATTCGAACGCGGCTGCAAGATTATCTTTAGCCATCTGCTCGAAGTGTTCTGTCATGCCATTCTCAAATTCTGTAATTTGATTGAAGGCGTATGCAGCTCCAAATGCTTCCCGGTTCGCTTCCCAGGTAGTAGCTGCAATTATCATGTTCTTGTATCTCTCGTGCTCTGCTTCGGCGAACTCGGTAAAGAGCTTCCATCCGTCAGTAGCAAAGAGCTTTTCTAGCTTCGAGTAACGGTCCTTTTGGGCGTCCGTTAACGACGCTATAGCTCGCATATCCATAGTCTCTCCTCTATGTTAGCTTATGTTTAGTTTCCGCCTGGTGTAGACTTACCCTGCTGTAAAGCCTTAATCTTGGCTGCGGTTAACTCTTCCTGTAGGTCTAGGCGGCGATTAGCCAAGTCATTCTGACGTTGGAAGGCCAGTATCTCCTGCTCTTGGAGCTGAGTTCTACGGGCTTCAATGTCCACCTTATCGTCTTCAACGTCCGCTCTGCGGTTGAGCTGATTAGCCTTTGCAAGGTTCTCACGAATCTCTGACATAGTCTTCTGGTTCTCCAGAAGGGCCTGAGTCGCCTCTGCTTTCGCTTGCTCAAAGGATAGCTCGGAAAGTTCCTGCTGACGCGCTTGCTCTTCCTCTGATGGAGGCTGGAGGGCTTCGTCTACTGCTGATAGGATTTCCACTTTGTTGTTAACGCTGGATAGCTCGATAAGACCTTTAGTGACCGCTAGAGATACTTGCGGGAACTGGTCAGGTAGCATCGCCATTAGCTGGGTCAGGTTAAGCTGCTCCACTTCCTTGGCCATAATGCCAAGAGTGGGCTTCACTACGAACTTAAAGTCCGATGGGTAGCGAAGCGGGGAAAACTGCATGTAGCGCCACAAAGACTGGCGTACAAGGGGGGTTATTAGGTTACGGTCTTACGCGCTTGGAGCGCTTTACAAACGACCCCATGAGAGCGGAGTTAGCTTGTGCACCGCTTCCGCCGCTTTGCGTTTGTGTACGAATAGCAGAAGCCGTATCGAGGGCACCAGTACCCATTTGAACCATCTGCATTAGTTCGCCGGTCTGGTTGAATGTGTTCGGATTGATCTGGCCAATCGTCACTGGGTTCAATACTTCGTTCGGGTTTCCGTTCGTCAGCCATAGCTTACCTGGTTTAACTTCTGGTTTGAATCCACGATCAAGGCGTGTGGAGTCAATACCTAACATTGGGGCACTGATATAGCCAAGGGCATCAATGCGTGCTCTCATCTCGGCGTCAAGAGCCTTCTGAGGGTTAATCCCCTGCTCCATGACTCCACGGCCCCAGAATCTTCCTGGAACTTTCTCCCACTGGAATGCGATAATACTACGATCCTTCATCACGAAGGGGTTTACAATAGCGCGTAGTAGGGTGGTGCCCCGCGCAATAGTCACAATAGCTTCCACTAGAGGTCCGTCCCCTTCCTGTGGACGCGATGCTATATCCTGTGCTAGGACTGCGTCTAGGGGAGTGGCTGGGGCGTCCTGTAGCTCTCGTAAGAATTTCATAGGAACCTTCCCATGATACTCTACAATCTCTACAGAATCAGCGTCTACAGTACTCAGAATTGCCTGAGGGTCTGTGGCATGATCGGCCTGGTGGCCAGTCTTATCTGCTTGCGCAGGAGCTAGCGTAGCCAGCGCCTCACGTCGGTATATTCCCTTCTCAATCTTCTCTAATACTGAGTGTACGGGGCGTATCATCTTGTGAGCGCAACCCAGCATATCTTTGATAGTCGTACCAGAGGGGTCTGGGATGAAGTTGTCAGGACGGATAGCTTCCCACGGGACAAGAGCCTTACGCTCGTTAGTTACCTCTAACTCTCCAGTCTGTGGGTTCCGGGTAGGGACTGGAACTTCCTGGACCTCAGTATTGAGCTTCATAATGCCCGTACCAAACAGGCCCCCTATGAAAAAGGAGGAGGATAAGGCGTCCTTGCCATTCGTGGCTTCCGTGTCTTCTAAGAAGTTATCACGGGCCATTAGAGCGTCCATGCGCTCCTCGTCTCTAATATCGTCGGAAATATCTACCCATGTGTGCTTGGATAGTACTGCCTCTTCAACTTCCGCTACTGCGGAGGTCAGCGCCTGTGCCAAAGCTGGTGCAATAATTCTTGATCTCTCTGATCCTCTTGTGGCGTCTGCGTTGGACCATATACCTCTCCACAGTCTCCAGTACTCCGCCCATCTCCGTGCGTATCCACGATTACGGTGATCTTCCCATCTATTTACACGGGGCATAATCCATTGAACTAGGGATACCCCATCCGGGACAACCACACCTCTATTAAATTCACTGGCTGCGCTCTGTGAGGTGTCTACGGCTAATACTTGAGAAAGTTGTGACATACTGTCCTTGTTAGTAGCCGCTATCCGGGTCTAGTACTTCCCACTCGTTTATTTCGAGGTCGGAGGCTTTTAAATAAGACACTTGGGCCATCTGTTCGGCATACGCTAGGGCGTCTATACCGTCGTCATGTGATAATCTATCTGGGAAGTCTGATACTTGGTCTAAAAACCACTGATTCCACTCTCCCTTCAGTAGCTGTATCTTCCCTCTCTGGGCTCGGGCCTGTAGTGCCCATACTATACGGTCAATCTTTCGAGTGTTGCCGTGGGTAAGGGGCTCAACGGTGATCCATTTCCGGAACTCCCTCATGTACGATTCTAGGTATAACCCTATCGCATTTAGGAGAATTCCTTTCTCCACACCCAAACGTGAGTTTGGGAAATCTATTGCAGCCTTGACAATCCTCATGGCGCACTCGTTGGGGTCCCAACGTCCGTGCTGCATGTCTAGTACAACCCAGTTATCTTCCTCTATACGGGTCACACATATAACGCTCTCGTCTAGGCGCTGTATTTTCTTGTTATCCCCTTTGGCGAACCCAGCAAGGTCTACTGTGATTACTGTGCGTCCGTCTGGGGCTCTCCCGTACTGCTGTGGGGAGGTATACCCATTAGCTGGATTGACTATCCTAAACCAATGGGGCTTGAGTACATTACCTCCACCGGAGATAAATGACGCCTCAAGTTCTTGTCGGGCCTCTTCCCGGCCCATATCCCCTTCCATAGCCCGGACTTCGTCCATAGTCATGAGGGGGTTGTCTAGTGACTTGAAAAAGAACCCTTTCCAATCCTTCCAAGCCTGTGGGTCGTAGTCGTCAGGCTTCTGGTCGGGCATCTTCTCCCAGCCTGTTGCGTTCATCAACAGCTTAAAGAAGTGATTCTTTCCCTTGGGGGTTCCTATGAAAAGAGCCCCGCCCTGTACGTCAGCTAAAGAAGGCCGGACAATCTGGGTCCATACCATAGACTTCATGTCCGCGTACTCATCAAGTACTACGTAACGGTAGGCTACACCACGGAGGGTCTCGGGATTATCCGCTCCTCGGCAGTATATACGGCATCCACCCTCAACTTCTATCCAACCTTCGTTGGAGTTCTCTCGGGTAATGAATCCGCCATGCTTCTTATAGCCCAGTATCTCCTGTAGCTTAGGCCACATAATCCGCTTAGCTTGGTCAGCAGTGGGGGCTATGTAGTATACCGGGTGCTCTTTAGTGAGCTTGAATCCTCGGGCATTTACGGTCTGTAAAGCGTTAATCGAGCACTCATAGGCCGCATAATGGCTCTTTCCGAAACGTCTACCCGCAGCACATACCTTAAAGCGTGCCACTGCGTTATACATCTCAGCTTGTCGGTCATGAAAACCAACTTTAAATTCTGCCATCCTTGGCCCCTCTCCGGGCTAGAATCTAGTCCTTGTTACGTTTTACGCCTGTAGCTTTCATAGCGGCTTCAAGTGCAGAGTTGTTACGGACGTTTCGTCGTCCCAAACCCCGACCTGCTTTACCGATGAGGCTACCGCTGGTATCCTTCCGTACATCGCGTCTTCGCTTATCACGGCTATCAGAGTTACGATCTGGCATTAGGTGCGGCCTTTGCCACGCTTCGTGCTTTGGTTATCGCCCTGACCGGCCATACCTTGGAAATCCATCGGCTGATAGAGTTTCTTGTTGGGGGCCATGCCAGTAGGATTGCCACCACCGGCTACATCCTTCATGTTGTGTTGCTTGTCTTTGCTTGCGCCAGTGCTCATTCGGTACTTTCCTGTGTAAATTCGCCTTCTATAGGCGGTAGGTCTTTTTCCTCGGCTGAGGGCATCTTAAACGATACGTTCTCGATTCTCACAACTAAGGTCTCATCTCTCTCCTCAGTTTCTTGCTCTACCTTCGCAGGGGATATCACCTTATCCAGAATCAGCTTAGCTGCTGATACATCCCCACCTTTGGCCATATGGACCATGGAGTTTACGATATCTTGAATATCTCCAGGCTGGAGGTTTTCCCGGACTGCGATCTCCAGGTCTTGCTTGAGGGCTACTAGATGATTCTTAGTACCCTTTGGGCGTCCGTTCGCGTTACCAGACACCCCTTTTACGAATTGTCCTTTCTCGTTACGGACTACTTGCC